ATCAAGAGGCCTGCTATTGCATTCAAGGGCATGGGGTTATTAAGAACCTCGAAACAGGTGAGCAATATCAAGTCGGCCCAGATGCGATGTACGTCTTGGATAGTCACGAAAACCACACTTTTGAGGCGTTTACTGATGTAATACTTATTTCAGTGTTCAACCCTCCGTTGACAGGGAATGAGTGCCACAAGGAGGACGGAAGCTATGAGTGATTATGTAAGTCCAGTATACAACGTGTTGCGCGTGCCTATCGAAAAGGTAACTAGCAATGATTACAACCCAAACGCGGTAGCGCCACCTGAAATGGAGCTTCTGGAAACTTCGATCTGGGAAGATGGGTACACAATGCCAATCGTCACATACCGGGACGAAGAGAATGATCGCTATATCATCGTTGACGGCTTCCACCGATATTCGACTATGCGGCGCTCACAGCGCATCTATGACCGCGAGAAGGGCCACCTGCCTATTGTTGTGATTGACAAGGCCCTTGGCGACCGTATGGCGTCAACGATCCGTCACAACCGGGCGCGCGGCTCTCACAATATCGAGCTTATGAGCAGTATCGTGTCTGAGCTTGTCGAGATGGGGAAGGGTGACCGCTGGATTTGTAAGCATATTGGTATGTCGCCAGATGAGCTTTTGCGCATGAAGCAAATCACCGGACTTTCTAGCCTGTTTGCTAACAAGAGCTTTAGTGAGGCGTGGGAGGCTGAGCTTGATTAGGTTTAAGCGCGTCTGGCACCCAGTGGAGGATTGGGAGGAAATCCAGTACAACATGTGGGGCGCGGTCGATGATCGCGCCTTATACCTGCAAAACGCCATAGAGTTTACAGGTGATTGGGATTTGTATGGCGACCATATGGATCTGGTTGTGCAGGAGTGGCCGATTAGTTGTGAAAACGCCCTTACTGATTACAGCTTGAACCGCAAGGCGTGGGTAGGGCATGCGGCTTGCGCGTTGTATATGAACTGCCCAGAGGACATAACTAGAAAAGCTTGGGGGTACTTAACCGATGAGCAACGGAAGATGGCAAATAGACGAGCAGCTATTGCAATTAGGACGTGGGAGGAAAACTACGCAGCGCGTAAAGGAATACGTCTCGATGTGGGAGGGCAGATGTTATTCTAGCGGCATCCCTGATGAGGTGCCGGACTTACTGGCAAAAACAAATCGTGCGCCGAGTTGGAAAAAGATTGCTATTTGCTTGCTAAAAAATGACATGAAGTTGAGAGGTTTGGGGTTTACAGAGGTAAGTTATAACGCTAGTCTTGTGAAAGGAATTGAGGCTATGTCAGCCGACGACACACAAGGAGACCTATTCGCATGAAACAAACGATAACACTAACAGTTGAGGTTGACGTGTCTGGCAATCGTATCAGCGACCCAGAAACCGGGCCTGATGAGGTGGTTGATATTCGCGTCGATGAGTTGCGACTGAGCCAGGGTGACTCGTTCACTTGCAAGCAGGCTGAGGCGCATTTCGGTGATTTGATTGACTTCGCGCTGGATGAGATTGACTCGATGGCATGGGAGGATGAGTGATGGCGATGCGTAAGGATACGAGTGCGCCAAAGAAGGATAAGCCAAAACGTAAGTGGCGCGCGGGTGTTAAGTATCGGTGCACCCACTCTGCATCACCGGGCTATAAAGTCGGTGATGTATATGAGGTGTATGCAAATGATGATGGGCATATGTGCATGAAGGGCCGTGATGGATTGGAGGATCTGTGCGTTATGCTGGTGAGTGAATTTAAGGAGGATGAGTGATGAACCACAACATATTCAGCGTAATGGTTGCGCCGGGTCCAGACGGTGATCTAACAGTTAACGTGGTGACTGATGATGGCAACGTTACGGGCGTTTTGATCACGGGTGGCGCGTTGACTGTTCTACCTGTTGCTACGGCCTTGATTAACGCGATTGCAACGGGCGCATATATTGACGCGCAGGACGTAGTAAAGGGGATGATGCAGTGACGGACCGGACGCTAGACACAACCCGGAAAGACTGGGAAGAACACCTAAGCAAGATCGTGCGTCTAAGTGGCACTGGAACGCGCGTGCAGTACTGGAAAGGCGCTACAGACGTAGACCCCATGGGCAAGCGTAAGGAGGTGTTTAATGCGGTTCGTGAGTATGCGGATCGTGAGGCGCTGCATCTGTATCAGCGGCGCGTTGATGGTGGTTATTCGTATTGTTTTGAGGTGCGGTGATTGACCGTGGAGTACCGGGCGTCTATGATGGGCGTCTGGGCTATCTATAGGAGGATATGATATGAGGCATGGCGACTGGATGCAGACGTTCACGGGGCGTAAGTTTTGGCCTATTGATCCAAGGGCAGAAGATATTTGCATTGAAGATATTGCGCACGCATTGTCAATGATGTGCAGGTTTAATGGTCACTGCAAAAAGTTCTATTCTGTTGCAGAACACAGTGTTCTGGTTAGTAGGGCTGTTTCTGATGAATATGCTCTATGGGGTCTTCTACATGACGCTACAGAGGCTTATATTGCTGATATCGTTAAGCCAGCCAAACCCTACATTGAAGGGTATGCAGCGGTTGAGTCTAGATTGATGGAAGCGGTGTGTGATGCTTTTGGTCTTGACCATGATATGCCAGAGGAAGTAAAGGTAGCAGATTGCGCTGTTCTTGCTGATGAGGCCGATCAGATTATGGGCGATCACCCCGATGATTGGAACTTGCCATTTGAGCCAAGCGGTCAAAAGGTTGTGGGATTTAATTCAGATATGGCTAAGCGTGTGTTTATTAACAGATTTTATGAGGTCACGTCATGAAACTACCAGTAAAACTAATCCACCCCAAGGCAGTCTTGCCAGAGTTCCAAACTGATGGAGCGGCTTGCTTTGACCTGCAGGGGGTGTCGCGTGACATCAAAGGCAACACGGCCATTTACGGAACCGGGTTAGCGTTTGATATCCCAGACGGTTACATGCTGGAAGTGTATAGCCGCAGCGGACACGGGTTTAAGCATGACCTGTGTTTGGCTAATTCGGTAGGGATCGTGGACAGTGATTACGTTGGAGAGGTCAAGGTCAAACTAACCTACAACGGCCCGTCATACGCCAGGCCTGAGTGGCCTTATAAGGATGACCGGATTGCACAAGCTCGACTGGTGCGCACGGTCAAGACAGATATCGTTGAAGTAGAAACACTAAAAGAAACCAAACGCGGAGATAATGGATTTGGCAGCACCAATGAACGATAACATGAATGACTATCAGAAGTTTATCGCAGTGTCACGATATGCACGGTGGTTGCCAGAAGAACAGCGCCGGGAGACTTGGGCGGAGACGGTAAAGCGATATGTTACGAATATTGTCACCCCTAAAATGGTTGACGATGTATCATGTTATGATTTCTCGGGGTCAATCGATGACGCAATCATCGATCAAGACATCATGCCATCCATGCGCGCTTTGATGACCGCTGGTCCTGCTTCTGAGCGTGACAACACCTGCATTTACAACTGCTCTTACCTGCCAGTTGATGACCCCAAGTCGTTTGATGAGGCAATGTTTATCCTCTTGTGCGGTACGGGTGTTGGGTTCTCTGTTGAGCGGCAGTATGTATCCAAGCTTCCAGAAGTTCCGTCTGCAATGCGAAGTGTTGATAGCACTATTGTAGTGGATGATAGCAAGGAGGGATGGGCGTATGCTTACCGTGAGCTTCTAGCAGCGTTGTGGGCTGGTGCCATTCCTAATTGGGATGTGAGCCGTGTTCGTCCTGCTGGGGCAACGCTGAACACGTTTGGAGGTCGCGCGTCTGGACCTGATCCTTTGGTTGATCTATTCAACTTCACGATTGCTATTTTCCGCAAGGCTATCGGTCGCAAACTGACGTCTATTGAGTGTCATGACTTGATGTGCAAGATCGGTGAAGTAGTGGTTGTTGGTGGAGTGCGTCGTTCTGCCATGATTAGCCTGAGCAACCTTAGCGATGATCGGATGCGCCACGCTAAGTCTGGTCAATGGTGGTCAACAGATCCACAGCGCGCCCTGTCTAATAACTCCGTGGCGTACACGGATAAGCCCGATGCGGAAAGCTTCATGCGTGAATGGCTGGCGCTTATGGAAAGCAAGTCAGGCGAACGTGGTGTGTTCAACCGTGAGGCCAGCAAAGCACAAGCGGCAAAGAATGGGCGTCGTGATGCGGCTTGGGACTTCGGAACCAACCCTTGTAGTGAAATCATCCTGCGCCCGTATCAATTCTGTAACCTAACAGAGGTAGTGTGCCGCGCTGATGATACACTTGAGGATCTAAAGCGCAAGGTGAAGCTGGCAACGATCCTGGGGACCATTCAAAGCACGTATACTAATTTCCCGTATCTGCGTGATGTGTGGCGTGAGAATACTGAGGCTGAACGGTTGCTTGGGGTTTCACTTACTGGGATTATGGATTGTGATTTGCTAAATCAAAAAGTGTACGAGCTGTCTGATATCCTTTACGATCTCCACCAGGCCGCAATCGACACCAACAAGGAATGGGCAGATCGCCTTGGTATCCCTGCCAGCGCCGCTATCACTTGCGTAAAACCAAGCGGCACGGTGTCGCAGCTAACAGACACGGCAAGCGGTATCCACGCGCGTCATAGTGAATACTACATCCGCACAGTCCGTGGAGACAACAAAGACCCGTTGACGGAATTCATGAAGGCGCAGGGCATTCCTAATGAGCCTGACGTAATGAAGCCTGACACCACAACTGTTTTCAGCTTCCCCATGAAGTCACCGGATGGCGCGGTAACTCGTAACGACATGACCGCCCTTGAACAGCTAGAGTTCTGGCTGGTGTATCAGCGCCATTGGTGCGAGCATAAGCCAAGCGTTACTGTGACTGTACGTGACCATGAGTGGCTTGAAGTTGGGGCTTGGGTGTATAAGCACTTTGACGAGGTGAGCGGTATTAGTTTCTTGCCGCATTCTGATCACAACTATCAGCAGGCACCTTATCAGGAAATTAGTGAGCGTGAATACAGTGAAATGCTTTCGTTGATGCCTGATGAAATTGACTGGTCTGGCCTTGCTGAGTTTGAGCGCGAGGACACGACAAAGGGCAGTCAGACAATGGCTTGCAGTTCCGGTGTCTGCGAGATGGTTGATATTAGCTGACATAAACCGCTTGACTTGCAATACGGCCTGCCCTATAACGGGGCAGGTCTTTTTGTATAGGAGGATATGACCGTGAGACACACACGCGATATTATGCACAACGGAAAAACTCCAAAACACATCCTAGAGCAGCATAAACTATGGGTGGAAGGTAAAGGTGGTGAACGTGCCAACCTGCGCGACGCCGACCTGCGCTACGCCGACCTGAGCGGTGCCAACCTGCGCAACGCCGACCTGATCGTTGCCGACCTGAGCGGTGCCTACCTGCGCGACGCCGACCTGCGCGGTGCCGACCTGCGCGGTGCCGACCTGCGCGGTGCCGACCTGCGCGGTGCCTACCTGCGCGGTGCCTACCTGCGCGGTGCCTACCTGCGCGGTGCCGACCTGCGCGACGCCGACCTGCGCAACGCCAACCTGCGCGGTGCCGACCTGCGCGACGCCGACCTGCGCGACGCCGACCTGCGCGGTGCCGACCTGCGCGGTGCCGACCTGCGCGGTGCCTACCTGCGCGGTGCCGACCTGCGCGGTGCCTACCTGCCTAACTTCCAGCTTCCACCATCTGAGGGAAGTTTTATTGCGTGGAAAAAAACAACGAAGGGGGTTGCTAAAATTAAAATCACAGAAGACGCAAAACGCACCTCTAGCCTTATTGGCCGTAAATGCCGCGCATCTAAGATTGAGGTTCTGGAAGGCTTTGAAGGCGCAACTGGTCCGAATTACGGCGGCTTGATTTACGAAACGGGCGCTGTTATTGAGGTGGAAGATTACGATGATGATATTCGTGTAGAATGTACGCGTGGTATCCATTTCTTTATGACGAAAAAGGAGGCAGAAGAATGGTAGAACGCAAGCGCCCGCAACGTGAGCAAGACCTAGCATGGCTGTGTCGCGCGTCATTCGAAGCTGGATACCGCGCTAACGGTGACGCTGATGGTTGGCGTGATGCGTGGCGGAACAGTAAACCGCGCGCCACTCTAGTCGCAATGGGATATATCAAGGAAGAGGATGTGTGGAGATGATGTGCTACAAAGACATGACGTTCTGCTCTGCGGAATGCGTTAACCGTGAGTGTCGTCGCAACTATTCGCCAGAGGTGCATCAAGGCGCTCGTAAATGGTGGTCACATGATCCAGACAATGCACCAATTGCGATAAGAGACTTTAGCGCTATGTGTGATGATTTTATGCCGCATAAGGAGATGTTTAAATGAAAGCTGAACTAATCGACTACATGGGGGACGACTTGGCCGTGGTCAATGCCGCGCGTGTGTCGTTTGATAAGGTGAGTGAGTGGGATGTTAACTATGATCAAGTGCCTTGTGGAGTGGAGCGCCTATCAGACGCAGACACCCGCCTAATCCAATACCTAGCCCGAAACAACCACTGGAGCCCGTTCAGCCACACTGCAATCAGTCTTCGTATGTCTGCGCCTATTCCTATTCGGACGCAGTGCTTCAAGCATAAAGCTGGGCTAACTGAGAATGAGGAGTCACGCCGTTACATCTCATCACGTCCAGATGTGTTTGTGCCTGATGAGTTCCGCGCTGCACCCGATGGAAGTGTTAAGCAGGGTAGTGGGGGTGTGCATCATAGAAGTGAGGAATGGAGGGCGGTGTATGAGGTCCATACGCGAGATATGGTTGACACGTATATGGCTATGATTGATGATGGCGTGGCACCAGAACAAGCCCGATTCATCCTGCCACAAGGTTGCATTGTGAACTGGATCTGGACTGGCAATCTTGTGGCGTTCGCGCGGTACTACAATCAGCGTACATACGATAACGCACAGAAAGAAGGCCGCGACTTGGCACGGCAGGTTGCGGATATTATCAATCCGATGTATCCAGTGAGCTGGGCGGCATTGACGGAGGACCACACATGAAACTAACAATCACGCAACCAGACCTGTTAACAGTGCTAACCAAATCGGTTGGCGTGGTGGAGCGAAAGAACACCATCCCTGTGCTGTCTAACGTGAAGCTGCAAGCGGCCATGGCGTTGACTGTTACAGCGTCTGATATGGATATCGAGGTGATGGCAACGGGGCGGGCTGATGTTACCGCGCCAGGATCAACCACAGTGAACGCAGACACCCTAACCAGTATCGTCAAAAAGCTTGGCAAGTCAGCTATGGTGACGCTTGAACTGGCTGATAGCTGGCTAACGGTATCGGCGGGTCGGTCTAACTTCAAGCTGGCAACGCTTCCGGCTGAAGACTTCCCAGACATGGCAAGCAGCGAGTATGACCACAGCGGAACCATCCATGCTGACACACTGTCTCAAATGCTGAACAAGACCAAGTTCGCTATGTCCACTGAAGAGACACGCTTCATGCTCAACGGCGTGTACATGCACAACGACGATGCAGGAGATTTGATCACGGTTGCAACTGATGGTCACCGACTGGCAAAGATGACATCTGAGGTGGATCTAACCGTTGCGCCAGTGATCATCCCGCGCAAGACCGTCCTTGAGTTGGTCAAGCTTCTCGATGATGCGGATGACGTCACGGTTGAGACAAGCGAGACCAAACTTAGAGTGTCAGGCGATGGGTTCACTATCACGTCCAAGGTGGTTGACGGTACATTCCCACAGTATGAGCGCGTCATCCCAACTCGCAACGATAAGCCCATGACAGTATGTGCCAAGGAGTTCTCAGACGCATCAGCGCGCGTGTCCCTGGTGTCTGATGATCGCACTAGGGCAGTTAAGCTAAACGTGTCTGACGGTGCTTGTGTGCTGTCTGTGCGAGGATCTGGTGGCAATGCTGTGGAAGAGGTGGCTGTTGAGTATAGCAGCGCTGATCTTGAGGCGGGATACAACAGCAAGTATCTGGCAGAGATGATGGCTCAGGCTGAAGGTGGCAACGTGGAAATGACGTTTGGTTCACCTATGGACCCGGCTTTGGTCAAGTTGTCAGAGGTTGAAGGGTTCGTGGGTGTTACAATGCCTATGCGGATCTGATGGCGAGAGGCGCGGGCTGTGATGGTCCGCGTTTTTCTTGTTGACAGGGCGTTGTGGGTTGCGTAGGGTGGGTATAGGAAAAGGAGATTAGCCATGCAATTCGCAACATCGTCACACCAATCTGTCGCAGCCAAACACACGCCTAGCGGAACTGTTAAAAAATTCGATAATGTCGTTGATAGAAGTGACTATGTGACAGAAGAAATTAGATCGTCGTGGGAGTTCTTCTTTGTCGCGCCAAATGGTTATGAGTGGGGCCACGAAACATTTAAATAAAAACACCCCCGCCTAACAAGCGGGGGTTTCTTACTTACAGCAAGTCCCTATCAATGCGCGCCAAATCCATCAAGGCCAGTTCTCGCAGGCCATTATCTGTCAGATACGCAGTACCTAACTGCCAACCAACGAGCCCTTCACTGATTAGCACGCAGTATTGCGAATACCATCGTTTGTGCCAAGCGTTAGGGGATTTTGCTAGGCATAGTAGGCGGCGGCGTCGGGCGTTATCCACGACTAGCAGCCTCACCAGCCAATGCGGCATATGCCGCGCCGTCAATGAAGCTATCTGCGCGATACGCACCCTGATTTGAACGAACCATCTTCAGCACCTCCATAAACTGCCAGCCTTGTTGCTCTGTCATGGTTACGCCAGTAACCGCTGCAAACGCCTTTACTGTTGCCGCCATACTTCGCTCACCTTGCGGCTTGTCGTATGTCTTGGCACGGTCACGCATCTCACTAACTGCCTGCTCTAGGATCATATCAGCACTCAGCTCCACCTCATCATCCCAGCCAGATAGGCTATACGGGTTGTCCACCAGCTCACTCATCTTCCAACACCTCCTGCATTACTCGAATCAAGTCTTCCATGTCCTCTGGGCCAATATTCACATCGCCCATGTCTGTATGAAGGACTAGATAACCGTCCTCCACAACGTATTCAATATCTCCGCTGCTACCGTGCATCAAAACCACTCCGTTAATCTATGTTTCTGCCCCTCTTGGGGATGGTGCAAGAACGCCTCAACTGCCTGCCTGTTCAAATATCCATTTCTGTGGTGCCATCCATCTGCAGGGCTGGGGCTTCTTACGTACTCAATCTTACTAGCACCACTTTCCATTGATGGCAAACCAAGCGTGATTGCGGTCATGTTGCCAGTGTGATCCTTCTCGCTCTGGAATACGTCCATACCGCGCCGCTTGCTAATCTTGTGGTGTAGGTGGTGGCAGTACCAATAGAATAGATCACAGCCATTCACGATCAAGTCACGGGCCTCTGTCACCATGGCGGCGTATAGCTTTTCCTCTTTCGCACCATCGCCATGCGTCAACCCGATTGCATTGCGTCCAAAGCCGTAATATTTCCGGTGCATTTCAGACATGTTGTAATCAGTTGCGCGAACACCATCAAGGCCAGACACACCAGCCGCGACGGCCTGGGATAACGCCCACCCTTGCCGCCAATCGTGATTACTTGGGCAGTGAACCATATCAACGTCCGCCACTGTACGGCACTCGCTAATCACATCCATAGAGGCCTGCAATGCCGCGCGCCATGACGTGAAGAACGTGCCATCCTGATCCTGTGGTGTGCCGCTGGTGGTGGAGCGTCCGTCTTCAGTGTGCAGAATATCGTTACCCATTACGAACAAAACCCGACCAACGCCATGGGGTTCAGCGCCACGCAGCAACGCCTTTGTGCCTTCCACAGCCCGATGCCGCGCGACCTCGATATTGTATTCGTTGCCAGTTTCACTTGTATCGCACAATTTGCCGAAGTGAACGTCTGCCAGATCCAGCACTAGGAGGTGTTCGCCTTTGACGTTGTGGTTGATACGTGGCGCAAACAACCTTTGATCCAGCGGTTTATAATCATCAAGGCTTTCTTTGACCGTATCCAGCCAAGACGCGTCATCTTTTTTCGGGTCGAGGCGGATTGAATACCCTTCATCCTTAATCCAGACCATGCCAGGTTCCAACCCTGTTCCTACATGATCCATTGCGCGCTGAATAGCAGGGTCTTGACGCGCCGATTCCAACCGTGACTTAACTTGACGCTCTGTAATCCCCATCCGGTGCGCGATCTCTTTGCGGGTCAACCCATCTGCTTTCATCCGCGCTGCCGTTACTTGCTCTTGCTTGGTGTCAGTCATAAAAAAACCTCCTATGTTTCCATAAGAGGTTTAGCTTGTGTATGCGTGTGGTGCAAATTAGGTAGGATCTCCTTGCGGTGTAGGTGCCATGCGCGAGAAATATTCACCACTCGCAATCAAACAAGTAATCTCATTCGGCGTTGTGACTGTGAAAGTCCAAGTCCCTGTATCGGTGTTTGCATACATCTCAGCAAGTCCGCCTGTAGATAGGCCTTGATCAACTACAACCTCGCCATACTTTTCTGCCAAGCGCTCAACTACCACTTCACGCGGTGCACAATTACGGCCCTGCGCCGCAACCTGTGACGCGAAAACGATAGAACCCATCAAGGCCCATGCGAGGATTTTATCTACTGTGTTGGCTTTCATTTTCTCTCTCCATTGTGATACTCGTAAGATTTAGAACAATGGTCAAAACCAAACACGCAAACCCACGCGCGCCAGAACCAATGCCTATGATATAGCCGCCAAGCCTTACTGCACCAGCTCTCATTGTCCCCGGTGATGTAAAGGCAAGTTAATCGACTGAGGTCAGCTAAGCACGAAATGAACCGCATGTAAACCCCCTAATATCGCGGCGTTGGTCTTTGTGATGTCCGGCGAGGAGGAGGGCACCATAACCACGGGGGACACAACGCCGCCAAAACCCCATATAGGTACGATACTCTATGCGTCTGTTATTGTAAAGTAAGCCCGCTTACCAGATGCGGGGACACTCTTTCGCGGTGCCAGTGCTCGTCGCGCCCGGTTGTTATTCATGCCGACCACACCGAGAGCGATGGCTACTGGCATATAGAACGCCGCGAGACAACTGCTGCACGTTCTAATTTGTTGAGCGCGGCGACCGACGTATAGCCCGGCCCTTCAATATCTGCACCCGGTAATCCAGACGACTTATGACCGCGCTCATGAGGTGTGACACGTTATTCCGATTACTCACAAACCCGAAGGAACTGTTTCATCGATTGTAGTCACACCACATCAAAGCGGTTAGGGACGCCACTAAAGCCGCGCCCCTCATTCCTTCACATGCCAGCGGCGCGCAAAGAGTTGTCAATCACGGCAATAAACCAGATGAATGCAAAAACTCCCATTGTGTTCTCTCCTTATGTTTCGTTGTCGTGGTGATTAGATAGCATGGGTTGATGTGGCTGTCAACACCCCTGTGTGAGAAAAGATGTTAGGTGGGTGCGAATTATTTTGTTGACGTGGTTTGGTGGTATAGCTATAAAGGTATTAACAGAAACGCAGCGCCAAGGAGGCCACCATGACTACCACAGCACAAACGATCATCGACACAATCGTTGCAATGCATAAAGATTACTGCGATTGTGATGTCATTGACTTGCTGGAGGGTAAGGCGCTTTTGTCTTGGCGGGTGGAAATCTTTAATGGTTTGGTTGAACACGAGACGAACGAACACAGCGCGCCAAACTGCGCACTTAACTGGCTGGCTGGTCGCATCACAAACAAAGAGAAGTTTGGATCATGAGAGGGCTTATTCAGGAACTTATAGCAGAAGATGCTAGAACTGAAATTGATGGGGTGAGGTGTCCAGAAATAGGCGATACCTTCACTGATGGTAGCGGTCACTCGTACAAGATCGGCGCAAGTCGTAGGGCCAATACAGTGTCAAACGTAACTCATACTGAGTATGAATGTACTTGTTTATCAGGCCCAATTCATGTGGGTGTGGTGGTGTGGATCAAAAAGAAACACATTCAAGAGTATTTGCTGTAAAGTCCCAAGGCCACCCTAACCCGGTGGCCTCACTTTTTCCAAGCGAACGCACCAGCGCCGCCAATACACGCAATCACGATCCACCCGGCCCATTCATCAAGTGGCGCTGGGTATGCTGCAATGGTCCACGGCTGCGGATAAGCACAACCAGCGCACCAGAATAGGTTATACAGCGTCACGGCGCCAAACCAAACCGCAACAGGAACGGCAAACATCAGCAGCAACCAAAACCCACCAGCCTGCATCCATGATGCGCGGTTCTCGTAGTATGACTTGACTACCTCACCTTCCTCACGCAGCGCCGAAATACGCTCATCAGCCTTGATGCGCTCAGCTTCGTTTATGGCGTTTCGTTTGTCTGCATACGCGCCGCGCAATTCTCGAACGATGCCTGACAATCCACCGCCAAGGAGCCATTTAAATACCCCTGCGAACATCACGCCACCAGCTTACGCCATAGGGAACAGCAAGCGCCACGACTAGAACAATCGCCTCCGTCACGTCACCCTGCATGTATTCAGGCAGCCATCCGTTAGCCACCAGCCAAGCCACCAATGGCGCAAATACGTGGCGCAGTAGTCTATTCAGTTCCTTCATTTCTTAAACATCCCCATGATAAACCGCAGCAGAGCCGCCCAATCAAACCCGGTAGAACGTGGCATCTCGGCCAAGTAGTCATCCGCATGTCCCGCGATAAGTGCCGCCTTATCTGTGCCATTCACAACACGCCGCATTTGCGCGAACGTCGAATAATAACCCATAGACTTGCCAGTAAACCACCCCTCTTTCATGCCACGAACCAAGATCTTAGCTGAGACCTTTGGCTTCATAACCACGTCAGGATCAGTTGTCAGATCCAACCCCAACACCGCGCCCGCGTACTCATAGTTACGCTCCCAGGTCAACTGCACATACCCGCGTCCATACCAAGGCCAGTACCGCAAGTTACCCTTCCGCCACGACTCACTCAGCCAGTACGCCTCTCGCACAGGCTTCATGGTGTGCGCTGTCTCATGATAAGCAGTTGCCAGAACGTAAGCTGTGTGCTCGTCGCTCAAGCCAGCTTTGCGGCACTCTTTCAGGATTAGCTGTGTGTCGCCTAATTTCCAGTTAACTTTCACTTGTCACCCTCCAAATAACCTTCAATCTTAGCCACCCGCTCCCGAAGATCTGCAAGCGCATCTAGGATCTTAGCGCCAGGATCTTCCTTATCTCCACCTTTTGTATGCCACCAAATCCAAGCTATGAAAACCAAGGGTGCGCCATACGTTGTGAGTAGAGTTGTTAAAACATCATTTTCCACTTCTCATGGCCTCTAGAAGCAACCATAGGTGCAATGGCAGAAACACCACGCTTGCATACAACCCTATCACGAAAACACCGCCACATAAAGCCGCCGAGTAAGACAGAATGAGAAACTGAACGCAATGAAGCGCCGCACCAACCGCAACCATCCAATATCTAACAGGCTTCATTAGGCCGATGATAGTTAACGCAGAAGTGGCCATGTTAATAAAAGCCCAACCAACAGCCGGAAACGAGTACGCTAGCCAACCCCAAGTCGATTCTTCAAACCCTGCACCGCCCGTCATGGCGTCTATCCAGAACAGAACCCCAATAAAGAACAAGGCGCACTGCATTGCCACCAAAAGCGGCCTGTGACGATCTAGGCTATTACTTGCCAGCCATCCTACTTTCACCTCACCAGCCATGTGACCCCCATCCAGGCACCGCCCAACACTAGCGCAACAACAGGCATAAACTCGGACCCCGCCATATAGACGCCAGCACCCCAGAAGAAACAGTCCTGATAATAGTCATGCTTCCGAGCGCCCGCATAACGGATCTGAAACATTTCCCACGCCACGAATAGCAGCGCGGCTGCGATCCAGCCAAACAGCACCGCCAGCGCCGCACCAAACACAACGTGACCGATCTGGTTAAGCCCTGCGACATATGGATTTGACCTGAAATCATCGGGTGCGAACATTAGGCAGTATCTCCACCGTTAACCAAAGCCATAGCCGCAATCGTTGTAGTTGATGCGCCAGCCGCTGAAATCCTAATGTGAGACACGGCCCCCGCCGGAACCCCTACACTTCCAGATGCATAACCAACAGCACCCGTGCCAGACGATACAGCATCGACAGAGCCATCCGCAAAATTAATAGTCACAGTGGTTGAGCCGACAGAATTAGCGCCTACTGTAGCCACTGTGAACGTGGCCCCAAACGAAACCCCGTCATCACTAATAGATATATCCATAGGCGCACCAGCACCAGCAATATTATGGTGATATACATGAATAACAGCGCCAAGATACCCAGACATTCCAGCCAATGTTAAGTTGCTAGCAGCGGAACCAGCTATAGATTTATACCCTTTCGCCTTCGGAGATAATCTTGGCGCACCATCCGCCCCCTCAAAAGCAGCAATGACGTTGTTATCCCAACGCTTACCAATCTCAGACGTTAGAGGCGCATCTGGGTCCGTCTGACTATCAATAGGGTCAACCCAAGTTGCCATTAATCTCTAGCCCCCTCAAGAGAACACATATGCAGGACTCCCGTCACTCATCTTTTCGGTTGTATTATCAGCAAAGAAGGCGTATTTAGCCTTTTCAGCATCGCTTGCAATAGTATAGTCCGGCGTAGTATTCGGCGCAATCAACGCATACTTCTGATCAAACTGGTACACCTGCGCCGTTACTGTCATCTCATGTTTTGGCTTGTCGTACTTGATTGACACCGCCTGCATTAGTTTGTCTAGGTTAGCGCCAGTTTCGTCTTGGTGTATTCTACTATTGACACGAATAACATCAGTAAGCTCTAGGTCTGGATCATATGTCACCGTGAACTTGTAAAATGACGGAGACCACCTAAAGCGGTTAATAAGCCGCTTGCCGATGATGCGAATAGCGCTATCGTTGCCAGCACCTAGCCACCTAATATAGATCTGGCGAATACGGGTGTCACCGAATTCATTGTCTGACTGCGCGTCAATATCAACGATCTGACGAAGCCGATTATAGCTGTCACCCTCAGTCGCGCTAATCGTTGGCGACATGATGTCACTATAGATGCCGATCTGGGTTAGCCGCTTGTCATCTCGGTCATCCACATCAATCGACTTTATATTGGCTTGGTCATTGAAATCAAATATAGTGTCTTCATCAGGCGGACGGTTAACCTTAAGACCGATATCTTGCGTTTGCCTATTCCACCATATACTGATACCAAGTGGTGCGATCTCGCTTAGTAGGCTATTAACGCCTGTTGGCTTGGTGATCTCTGCGGTTAGGTTCAAAGATCCAGCCCATCGTGACACTTCATCTTGCCAATCGGTGAACGGGATAAACGCTGGGTCTATGTTGGCGTAGTCCTCTAGCAGCGTCTTAACTACGCTATCAATCCGCACATCATCGACCCTGAACGTCTGCTGTACGCTATCACCAGATGAGTGAGACGACACATCCGTATCACTCAAACCGCGACCAGTTATTGTCATCACGTCACCAGAGCGGGTGAATGACATGATCTCAGAACCAATGATGATCCGGCCTGATGCCTCGTACTCGCTATTACCGATCCCAGTAGGTGTCAGCGTGAACTCTGTGTCCGTGTCCGTAATATCAGCGACCAGCTCACCAGTGTTTGCAATCGGGCAAGTGGCGCTTTTATCGTCAGCCAGCGTTAGGATGTCCTTTGCCTCAAATGAAGCTTGATTGCCGCTTACATCAACTGTCATGCCCGTGAGAACGTAATGGCGCGTCACAACATCGGTCAGAACACCATTATCAAAATACGCCTCATTCACACGACAAGCGCGTCCTGAATAGTACGGCCAGCGCGCTCTAAGCTTGCCAAAGAACGTGCCTCTTGATGCGGGGTCATAACCTATGCCGCTGGACTGTGCGGCCCCTGTACGGCGCTCCAGTGCGTATTTATCGGTATATCCATCACCATATGCGAAGTCTGAACAGGTGAACGTGATTCGTTCCCGCTTACCAAGACCCTTTACATTTGGATTAGTGCCTGCAATGTTGACCTCGCCACTTGACGCTGATACCGTCTTAAGGCACGGAAATACGCCCGCCTCTTTTGGCAAGTTCTGTTGCGGCATATAAAACTTGTATGTAAGCGACCCTAGATCAAAGCTTTCCTTGACGGGGCAAGTCTTATAGGTATTGAAACACTTAGCCGCGCTATCAGTTCCAAGCACGGCAGGACATGACCCGACACCGTAATCTAACGTGCATTGATCAACGTCAATCTCCACCCATACAATCGGCTCACGTCCCGACATAGTAACTTATCCTCATGGTCATCTGTGCCGCAATACCGCTCTCGATATATGAAGGCGACAACTCACCATCACTTTGCCCCCGCCAGCAGTATCCAATGTCACGCGCATCATAGGCCGGATTGCCAGCAAACGCGAATGGCTTACCTTCGTTAAAATGATCCTCAAACTCGGTCATAGTATCATTGACCCAATCGGCCCGCATCCACGGGAATGAAACACTAATAGCGCCGCCTTTCTTGCGTACCTTCTGCGGTACGAACTGACCCCCCAAAGTATCACCGCCCATCACATCGACCTTTTGACCATGGCGGAACCCAACGCGATTGCCTTCGATGCCGAATTCAAACGGCAAGCACACCCCTAGCATGATTACGCCAACATGCGCGTGTTCAGTTCCATGCCAGAAGCGCCAAACATCGCCTTCCACCTCATTAAACAGAACCATGATAGTGCTGTTGTCTTCCGGCTCAATTAGGTCAGTTGCATCTGTGAACGTGGACCCACCATCTTGACTGTATTGGATCTTGAACCCACCACCAACTGTACCGTAGTCATGTGCCGCAACCACGACGCAGTTAGCGGGCGTTGACACCCCCATATCCACATCAAGCACAGGATTGACTACGCCTGTGTCCGGATACCAATAATCAGCCGTTGACGTGGTGATGACGTTCTCAGGCCCGAACCCAGCAGAATCTCCAGCCGTTCCAGTTAGCGTACCATCAGCGAATATGTTCTCGAATAGAACTGTAGGTTTGTTCGTGTCGTATGGCGTCCCATCAATATATATCATGCCGTTTGAATTCCTGAGATGATTACACCGTCCTCGCTTTCGGATTGAATTCCCTTAATGATAGCGTCCAGCATAGGGCCAACCACCTCCGCCATAGTCCCTTCTAGCTGAATTACGGTCTGCGTCTGTGGCGCAACCTCAGCAGCCGAAGACGTAGCGGTAACGCCAGCCGCCGAAGACGTGCCGCCAGCAGATATAGACCCTCCACCACCTCTGCCAGCTCCGCTTAGTTTCAATACACCATTGGCGGCAATCAATCCCACCTGTGCCGCGCCGTATGCAGAAATAGTAGCAGCAGCAGGAGGGCCAGCGATAGGGCCAAGTTCAGCGAGCGCCCTAGTAGCTGCCACCGCTGTATTCTGAATTGCCTGCGCAATACTCAATCCTGTATTGATAGCGATAAGAGCCTTTGCCGCCCCCTCTGACCGACCGGCCAGAGTGCTTAGGAAGTCCATGGCGGCACCAGCGGCTGCGTTCTGCGCATCAACTACGCCTTCAGATTGAGATCTCTCAATCTCTGACAGCCTATCCATATACTCCATTTTAAGCCTAAGCTTAGCCTCCTCATGCTCCTCAATACCCAACAACTCAATAGCACGCTGATCTGCAAGCAACGTGTCTTGCTCAAGCTTCCATTGCTCCAGAACTTCGCGTTCTGTCATCAGGCTTGTTTTCAGTGCCTCAAGATCCGCAGCGTATTGGTCAACCTTAGCGCCACCACCGCCGCCGCGACCAACCCTGCCCGGCTTTTCGCCTGTAAGCTCTTCTTTAGTTGGCAGCAGGTCATCACCAACCTGCAACCCACCACCCAGCGGCGCGAATTCAACATTGGCCAGCGCATATGCCTCATTGTAAGCAATGCCCATAGACGCAGCCAGAGACGCCGCACGAATAGCCGCGTCATCAATATTCTTCAGATCAACTCCAGCAAGCTTAAGGATAGCGACCTCTGCCTTACCAAGCTCCTCAACCAGCTTTTGCTCTAGCCGGATCTGCTCCTGCATGCGAGCGCCATTCTCATTCCTGATACGCTGCTGCGCCTCAAGGAACATGTTTGCGCTTTCAAGTAGGTACTCTTGCTGCCCTGCCTTAGCGACAAGATCATCCATATCACCATCAGCAGACTTAACAGCAGCCCCAAGAAGCTCCATCTGGTAAACGCTATTTGAAAGGTTCTTCCAGAACGCTAGCTGTCTATCGCTCATCTCACCAGAGACATCAACAGTTGACTTGAAGATGTCACGAACCCGTACAGCCGCCTCGTAACGGTCGCTCAGGTCAGCAGCGTTTTTCATCTCATTTAGCGCGTCAACAAACAGGCCAACCTCTTCGCGGTTCGCCTTCCATACTGTGATATTGCCCCGAAGCTGTGTCTCCACGTCAAGCAAGTCACCAGCGTCACCAATAGCGCCAAGAGAGTAGCTGTAGTTCGTCACACTTTCCGCAAGCTCTACCGTGGCGGCGTTAATGCTATTCAGCGCCTCGATTTTAGCAATTGCAATTAGGTCTCTATATGCGTCTGAAACCATGCGGACGTTATCAGCAGCAGCATCAAACGATTCACCGTTATTCCTATCAATTTCTTTCGCTAGACTAACGTATTCCTCCATCGCGGAGTTAGCGTCTTCGATAGCTTTCTTGAATTCATCAGTAGCATTTGACGCGCCTGTCATAGAGCTTATCAATGCAGGCAGCGCGATACCAGCAACAGTACCAATTATAGTGCCAGCGACCCCAAACGCCATGCCAATGTCAGCCGCCTGCACTGCAACAGCCTGACCTAGCTGCCCTGTAGCCGTATACATCTGACCGATCTGCGATAGCTGAGGCGCAAGCATACGCATGTTGACGCCAGACCTAGCAGTAGCAGCACCCAACTTGCGCTGCCCCACCGCCATCCTATCCGCACCAGCCTCAGCCCGTGCAGCCGCCGCAGTCATATCATCCAGATCACCAGCAGCCACAACAGCGCCAGAGCTATCAATTTTATAACCTAGCTCTGCGACTGCCATCTAGTTGCCTTCCATCTTTCTCTTACGCTCTCTCCTCGCCTCATGGTACTTAATAGCATCAGGCATGGCAGAACGAAACGCGCGGTCCATTGCGTAGATTATACCTTGATCCATCCTAGATAGCGAAACACCCGACCACGCCGACCACTCAGCAACGATGCTAGGACGTATCACATCAGCGTTATCGCCACAGAACCCACGTAAATCCCAGAACCAACCCACATGCCTAGTACCTGCATCCGGTATGCCATGATCATCAACAGGCGCACCAATGTATCCATGCACATCGCGCCTGCTATCACCATCCCAGCCCGGAAGATCCCATTTCACATGTGACTTGATATGGTTAACAAGCCCTACTTTGAGGGCTTCGTAAAACCCGAAATTTCATCTACCTTCGCAGTGATCTGTGGTGCGAAAACAGGCATCCTCATAAAGATTACCTTGTTTTCATACGTACAATCTGGCTCACCATCTTCATCATTAACCAGCGCCTCGCCTTGGAAGTCCCAACGCGAAATGCAGGCAATGTATTTATCCGACACCTCAGACTGCCACAGCTTACCGCGATCACCTTCAGGAATGTCAACAGTCATGCTATCGCCATCCACCTTGGAACTGCGCAACATCAGGTCGGTTGATTTAGCGCGATATTCCTCAGTGACAGCAACGGCGGCGTCACAGGTGATGTCTTTCACCCATACACGCCAGCCAGTCTTCTCGCCATCACCATCAAGCAATTCAAGCTCGAACTCTTGTTCGTACCCGTTACGATACGCCTTATCTGCAATTGCCATATTGGCTCCCCCTTATAGTTTAGTTAAACGTCAGTCGGATCTACCTGGATCACACCTTGGTTCAGCATCATGTTGAACGTCTTATTCAAGAACGCCTCGTTATTACCAAGCTGATAAGACGGCAGGGAAATCAAGCCACGGTAATACAAAATAGTGTTAGTGACGCCGCCTGGGTTGTCGCCAATGTCGATCTTGAACGCATAATTCAATTCAGTTGCAGCCGCAGTATCAAGAGCATCTGCACCAGTGCTATCAGGGTCGTAACCAATGGTAATGCTAGTTGTGCCGCCATCTTTCTGGCCTTTCTGGTGCTGCAACCATCCGCCACCCCAATAACCTTGTGATACGTCATTCTCCGACACTTCCAGATTGCCATGCTCCACGATCTTACCACAGTCAACGAATGTCAGCGCCTCGAACGCGGCTTGGTTAAGTTCATCGGCCTGTGCTGTGGCGCAGATGGAGAACGTCGCACCTTTTAGAATAGGGGTATTAGCCATCACGGCACCTCATAATTGTTTGAATTAGGTTGTTGACATGATATGCGATATGGTCTAGGTGTAGCAAATAAGCGGATGTAAGGAGAGAGCTAATGGTTGACGTGACCGAGGAATATGTAATGAAAGCGGTTGGAATGTGTGGCATCCACGGGCTACATGGAACATCCGCCATGATTATGGACCTAATGAAGGAGCGTGTTCTATCCCGCATCAAGGAACCCACCCCATGACCCCATCAGATCACAACCAAGCCGAATACATTCGCGGCATTCAAGCTGGAAAACGTATTGAGCGGCAACACCACACCGCACGGCTCGTTAGCCGTGACGTGGCGTTCATATGCCTTGGGGTGGTAGTCGGTCTGATCTGGAAGGCGCTACTCTTCTAACCCCACCCCTCCCAGTACACCAAGCACGGCAACCGGAAGTGAGACCCATCACGATAGCCCGCCCCTGATACGGCGGGCTGTTTTGCGACACGTACTGAGATACCATCATATTCCATTACGGCATCAGGCGCGAAGTAGTCACACAACGCACCCGCGAACTCGGCAGACTGCAAATCCGTCCATTGCAACGGCACCATGCAGTGAACAGCTAGAGACCCCGTATGCCACTCTACGCCTTCCCAATACACACGGCTAGGATCAAACCGCACGTCATCAACGATCATATACGGCAGCGTAGGGTCTGGATCATCAAACGATTGGCCGCCGTACACCACGTTAGCCGGAAGCCCAGGATAATCCTCCAGGTGATCTTTCAGCGCCTTCCAGATCTTTGCGTGTCTACTCGCCATGTAATGTTTCCGCCTCTGTTACGAACTGCTGCCATTTAGCACCAGCGTTCTCTACAAAATAGTTGCCTGTTTGGTTATATGTGCGGCCTAGACTATCTGTGCCGACGAAACCATAGTTTTGCCTAGGCGCATATGCAGCTTGGAATCCTAGGTATAGCGTTTCACCAGCCTCAACTCCAGCAATGACAAACTCCACGTTGCTTTGAGTGTAGTCCACAGCTACCCTGTCAACTTGCGGCATTTCAGTAGTGCTACCTGAAAAAGATCTACCGAGATTACCATCCCTGTGAGGTAGAAACCCACCACTAGCCTTGGTTCGTATAACCTCTTTTGCCAGCTTGTATGCGGCATCACGAAAGATCAGCGTTGTGTTCTCTTTCGCGTCCACTGTGAACTGCTTAACTGTTGCTGAGAATGACACCATCAGCCCTCGCCTTCGCCCAATTTACCCTAATCAACAAACTACATGAGCAATTTATCGAATGCTTGGCCGGAATATCCGGCGCATGTGGGTATTGTATCAGTGTCCCGTCTGGCATACGAAACGGCGTTAATAGACCACTCACCTCGGTTTCATTCTCTGCAACGTGTTGAACACGCGGCTTCATACCACCGCCACCATGACGCCATTCCTTAATCGCGTACTCATAAGGGATGCCCTGCTTGTCCATGCCTTGACGGAACCCATCGAAACGCCCCTGCTCAACAGCAGCAGCCGTTTCTGTCCGCGCGATGGTATCACCACGCAGTTTAAGCAACCGATCAGAATACCGCCCAGACCATCTGTTAATCTGCGCCTCATTTGGGGACTTACCATCACGCAACAGCTTTAGAATACTGCGGTCAAAACGGCGATCCCGCTTAGAGAACGAACTACCTAGAGACCCATCGCGTTTAATCCAGAACGCGGGTTCACCAGATTGTTTTGCCCATCCGTTACGCATTGCATCACGCATGTTACGGACGTGCAACTCTTGCTGCTGGTTTAGCCCCAACACGCCACCAGTCCGACGCCCATTAGGGCCAACACGGCCAACAACGTCTAGAGCGATCTGGCGCGGACCTTGACCTTTGGCGTACCCCTCACTCAGAGCCGTTCTAGCGGCTTCTCTGGTGGCCTCTGTGATGTCAGTGATAGACTTCCCCAACCACTCCCTAAGCGCCCTCTCAGCCACAGGGTTAGTCACGTCAAAGCGAACCACGGCGCGGGTTTGTGTAGGTGGATTAAACCGAACAGAACTCACCAACGCAACACCGGATTGCGCATATGCAGCGGTCAACTCTGCGCGCACGTTGGCGAATACAGCGCTCTCGATGTTCATAGCATCTAAGGCGCGTTGAATATCGCCAGCATCAAGGGCCTCAATAACTCGGCGCAGGGTAACACTGTCACGCAAATCACGAATAGCATCAGCAAAAGCACGGGCAACGCGCGGCCCATACTTCTTCTCAATGTCTGCTAGTGTGCGATCAAGATTTGCCAATTGTCACTCTATTCCGAATATTGCGTCTAGGGCGTCGTCTGGGATGTTCAGGTTTTCCGGTGCGGCCACCTTCAATAGCAGCCAGTGTGTGCGATGAATTTCAGCCGACGACGCCCAGATGATGCGCGCCTTCGCTTCTTGAGCCTCCGGCATACCTTCAAGCATAGGAAGAAGTACGTTAGGCCAGCGCCCCTCTGCCGCCATCGTTGCATCAGCTGGTGTCAGAATTTCCCGGCTTAGCAGGGCCAGACAGAATGATTGTCGCGACATGGACGCGCTACTACGCCGAATGGACAGAGCATCAGCCTCGCTCATTGCGTTCACCTTGATAATACTCATGCCCCCACCCCATCTGTTAGATCTGACTCATCAACGGTCCAACTATCGCGCAAGGCTCGGTCTGTGTGGATTTCGGAGGCGTCCACGATCTTGAATGGCTTTCCGGTAGGCACGTCCTTGGCGGCGATTTCCTCAACCGTCAGGGCGCACTTAGCTGGAATAATGACGGCCACGCCATCGCTATCGTTTTTGTAAATGATGCGTTTTTCCAATTTAGCCTCCTATGACCATGACGCTGACATATGCGCTGTCTTTTGCAAAATTGCCGCGGCTGCATATGGATACCGCCATGCTGCCGACAAGCGGCGCACGCTCTACCGCAGCCGATGTGTTGTTGGTGTTGTGAATGTTGATGATATGACTGTCTTGCGCTGCTTGTGCCTGACAAGAGGCGATAGCCATGTAGTCGGTATCTGCAAAGTCGTCCGTGAAGTTTACGATAAACGACCCAACCCCGTTGTCGGTGATGCTGGTCACGTTCAGACTGTCTCGGATTGCGACCGTGCCAGTGCCGTTGAAATTAACCCATGCTTTAACAGGTGACAGCCCCGCCTGAGCAGAAATAGCCTCCGCCGTCCGTAGCGGGGTCATATACTTATCGTTATCAGTCCCGGTCTCCGCCTCCAACTGCGTAGCTTTATCGGCAGCGGGAAGTGCATTATCCGCCTTAGTGCCTTGCGCCGCCGTTGCAAAGTCACCTGTTGCGGATGTTGCCGCAGTCCCCAATCCTAGGTTAGTCCTAGCTGTCCCCGTGTTAGCAATCCCAGCTAGGTTATCAGCTTTCGCCAGGAAATTTGTTGGGTTAATAGATGCCGCACTAACAGCAGCCTCTTGCGCAGATATAGCCGCGTCATCCGCATCAACAGCAGCCGCCGCCGCGTCAATGGCCGCGCTATCAGCAGCACTAGTTGCGGACGCAGCAGCAGCCTGCAATTGCGCGATGTATTCAGCAACGGTAGCGCCTTGAGGGGGCGCGATTGGTAGCAGGTCATTTAGATCATAAGGCCCACCAGTAGTAGGAACCTCGATCTTACCAGCATCAAAGACAAGAGGATTGGTCCCATTGTAGATATTAAGGCTAACGCTATAAAACGTAGTGCGCTCGCCATCCTCATTAGACCACAGATCTACATCAAGAGCGCCCGTATCTGAAAGCACAGACGTTACAGATCTCGGCGCAATAGTAACACCAGCAGTTGCGTCTGTGTCAAAACCCGTCATAGTAAACGTAACGCTAGACTTACTTGGAATAGTTCCATCTGGTAGCGCAATAACGCCTGTAATGCTGGTTGTTGTAATTGCCATTTAGCCTTGCCTCACAAAATAAATTACCACGCTAGGATCACCAGCAGCCAAAACCTTTCGGCGTGAAATGATCGTGTGATTTGAACTGTCTATTTTCATTATACCCCCAATATCGAAAACCTGCGCTTCACCTGTTACGATAACCTTCAGATCCGTAGACAGAACGGTTTCATTAACCTCCCACTTGGAAACGCCAGTCACAACCGCCTTAATATCCGTTGATGACTGCGACACAATAGGCGGATCGAATTCCGTAGCACCCTCTACCGTTGTCACCGTAACTGCCTGCTGTGTATCACCGTACTTACTGATTAGGCGCGTGGCTGTCTTAGCCATCTTTGAACGCAGACTCATACCACAAACGCCGCAACACTAGCACCCCAACCAGAGCGCAGGAAAGGACGCAACAGAGCCTCAATCGTGTCATAACGTGGCGTGTTATCAACCACGCTATCATCAGCCATGCTATCCGAGTTCATGGGCGCATGATAGCTAACTGACAGCACGTCAACCTTTTCAGACGCAACAGCGCCAGATCCATTGTTAGACACGCCACCAGCAGTCAGAGCCGATGGGTCAGCGTCATATAGTAGCGCGGCCTCATATGTAGCGTTATCTACGCGCTCAGGTACCGTGGTAACGCCTGTGATGCCAGTACGCGGCCAAGCATCGCCATAGGTATCGACTGGCTGGCCGATGTAGCGGTCCCAGTACAGCCCATCCAAATAAGCGCTCGCAACGTAGCGCAGCACGTCAGGATCGCCCGTCACCGTGCGCCCTGTGGATGCCGCATAGGCCGCTAACCCTGTATTGTCGCCGTATGCCATAGTTGCTCCTGTGGTTTGTGCTTAGGATAGCGTATTAGGTGTTGACAGGCGAATAAGGGGCGGTTAGGGTGTAGCTAAACGGAGGATACACCAATGACCATCTTGAAAAACCTACTAACTGGACTACTAATGGGCACGATCATAGCCGCCGCGCTTTATGTCCCACTGATTATTGACCTAGGAGCTTACTAATGAAAACTCTTATCGCAACAACCGCCGTCATCCTCGTAATGTCTACAGCAGCAACAGCAAGCCCTAAGTCTTGCCCAGTTAAAACGGATACGAACGGTGTGCAGATCATCAAGAATGGTTGCGCTGCCTTTGTTGGTGCCACAGGCGCTCAGGGGCCACAAGGAGAGCAAGGACCACAGGGTGAGCAGGGACTTACAGGGGCTGCTGGAACGAATGGAACAGATGGTATCAATGGCACTAACGGCGCTGATGGTAGTGACGGTGCTGATGGGGCTGATGGGGCTGATGGGGCTGATGCTGTAGCACCACTAGGCTCACTATCATTTGCGGCAGCTAGTGCGTCATTCGATGGTGACGGTATTGGCTTCGGTCTGTCTGACTCTAACTATGGTGACCTTGAAGGCTCTGTAGTGTTAGGGTTCGACCTTGATGGTGGCTGGCGTGTAGTTGCTGGCATTACTACAAACTTCAAGGGTAAGACTGCTGGTTCAATCGGTGTAGGAGTTAGCTTCTAATGACTGATACCGTACAAAACGCACTTGCTGACCTCGCAGACCGTGGGGACTACTGGTTCGAATTGGCTATGGAGGATGCCTTCCTAGACATGCTGGAGGAAGAACAGGAACAAGAGGGAACTAAAGATTACCACCTTTAGTAATTGATAGGAGGTGTTCCCGTATCTGCCTTGGGCCGCTTAATAGCGGCCCTTGTGCTTTATCGCTCAGATACCCCGACAAGCCCACCTAACTCGGCTGTCACGTCCCTATTGGCTGATGTGTTCTCAATCCAGATTTCGATCCGGTCGTTTTCTTCCAATTGCCCAAACGCGAATATCTCGACACCTTCAGCGCGCCCAGCAGCGTTAAGGGTTCGCACCCCAGATGTTGCAAGGTCAATATACCCAGCCGCACTATCATCCCATTGGCGCACGATCAACGAAACCTGATCACCGTTACTGCCAGAAACCGTCAGCAATGCCAGTACTTGAACCTCGACATCTTGCGTCGATATGTACACGAACTCGTTATCGTTAGCGCCCGTGAACCATTGGAGGTCGCTGTAGGTCGTTACCCCGGCAAGCTTGTTGGGGTTAGTGCCTCCACTCAGGACTGTTACCGCTGGCGTTGTTACCGACCATTGCCCGCCTACATACGTGTTACGCACGCCCTGACAGTTTCGGAACCGCGCCTTAACGCTTTCAGACGGCATGTTAGGGAACGCATCATACCCACCCGGCACACGTACGCCCTCCATAGAGAACGCAGCGTCGTTGGTGATATCAGCAGCGGCAATGTCAGTAAACACAGCACCGCCCAGTTGAAGCGCGTTGAAGTCTGAGCGGAATGACCCGTTGATAACAAGCGCCGTGCCTTCTTTAAATACAGGACCAGTCATTGCACCAATGATAATAGCCGTGGTCGAGAAGAACCCGCCTGCCCATGTTCCAGACAGTGTTAGACCCGCAGTGCAGAAGATGAGCGCCAAATTTGTCCACAGCCCTTGCCTGTACGCCGTTAGCTCGCCCAAAGACGCACAGTTAGTGAAGTTTGTATCTATGCACTCGACAGCGCCCAGATTGCCCGCGTTATTGAGGTTGAATACGGAAGGCGATGTAAACGTAAGACCCCTTACGAACAAGTCGCCGCTGTAAGGCTCGGTCCCTGTTACGAAGATCGACCCCGTTGACGTCAAGCTAGAGATCGTGACGCCGTGACCTTCTATCTGCAAGCCACCTTGGGGGACTGTAATGCTACCCGCCCCTAGATCAATAGCGCCATCGATCTTGTACAGAGTGTCGCTGCGCAGGTCGCCAGTTAGCTCGGATGCCGACTTTACGATGCGTTCATATACTGCAACATTGCCACTTCCGTAGCTGAACATTACTCGGCCTCACCATATACCGTGGTAGACGACACTACAGCAGCACTAGGAATAATCATCCAAATGTCGCGCGCAGCACCCTCGCGTCGATATAGTTCATTAAACGGAATGTATTGTGTTTCACCCGGAGCCGGGGTAGCGTCACCAACATCTGTTACCACAACATTGATTTCACCAACTAGCCGCTCGGTTGCAGCAAACACAGTCGTATTACTGCCAACCTTTGTGTAGGCGAATTTATTAATCGCCGTAGCAAACGAACGAATAGCCATAATTACACCTCCAACAGTGACGCGGTAAGACCCGTGCCGCCAGTCATTGCGATGGTCCCAGAAAGGTACGCCTTGATATCCGCCAGATCCACAATAACAGTGTCTCCAATGCCGATAGACGCAAACGTATATCCGCCGGTCAGATCAACGTCACCAATACCAGCGACGTATTGAGTGGTTGCGCCGTCACCGTCGATGTTCGGGGTAAGCGCGCCCGCAGTGTCGTTACGCAGCACTAGGTATTGCGTCTTGCTGGCGTTGTAGGTGAATGTATCGGTCCCGTCCAGCGTGGTTTCGGTGACGGTTACGGGATCAATGGAAGTAAGGGAGGTTGCAGCGATAGTAGCCATTAGGTATGCCTCATGTGTGATTTGTTGTTGATTGTAGCAGAAAAGTGTTGACAGCGCACATGGTGGGCGACACCACATAAAAAAACGGGGCCATAACAGCCCCGTCTAATCTCATCCAAAACCTAACGGTTAGGTCAGGGTGCCGCGACGAAGCGTGTTAGGCTTCTGGCAGTAGTACAATGGATAGGCGTGCACATGGTACTTAGCAAAGCGCGGAGTGGTCGGGAATGCAGCGTCAAGTTCCTGCACGGCATAGACCGACTGGCCGGGAGTGTTGACATAAGGCATGAACTCGTCAGCAGGGGCCATTGCCTTGACAAAGATACCGTCACCACCAACCACGAAGAACTTAGCTTCGTTTACAGCGATTGCGATTTCCGAATTATCATCAGAACCACGGTAGTTGTGGAACGTGATGCCGCCGAACTCAAACTCCGAGAACGGGTCAACACCACGAAGCTCAGCAGCCGATTGCCAGTTGATCCAGAACTTCTCAACATTCGGGTGGGTTACCAGAGCGTCAAAGAAGTCGTCACCGACAAGAGCGTGAACCTTCGACTGGCCGATAACCCAAGCGCCTTTAGCAGAACGCATGATCGAACGGGTAAGGTCACGACAGATACCAGCTACGTCAGTAGTG